AATGGCGGTGGCGTTATAAAGGAATAAATTATGGCACAAGATTTTAGAAACAATTTACAAAGAAACGTTGGTACATCTCCAGTAACTTTAATTACTGCTGGAGACTTTGATGCTGTTATAGGTATTAGAATCTGTAATGTAACAACTTCTACTGTTTTGGCTAGTTGTCAGATTGTAAATGGCGGAAACGATCACTTTATCGCAAAGAACGTAAGTGTTCCACCAAACTCTGCAATCGAACTAATTCAAGGCGGTGCAAAAATTGTTTTAGCAAATGGTGATGT